TCGGCACCAGCATCTGGAAAACCAGGAGCATTAAGAAGATACTTCGCAGGGGGAGCAAATTCAATCCCATGATTGATAAAAGGATTACCATCCATATCAGAAGGAGCATACGGCACACCATCATTTGGCCCACCAGGGGGATAGCAAAACAATGTTCTCCATGTGTACGGGAGGGGAGAAGGCCCAGGAAATGGAGGAAAATCAGGAATAATGATAAGATCTGAAGCGAACTCTGCATTCCTGCCAGGCGGAAGCCTGTCAGTATCACAATATGTCTCCTTAGAGTATAAAACCCAACGAGCCATAAGCTGTTTCCAACTAGAAAAGTCCTCACCAAAAGTAACAGCAGCCATAGGAGCTGCCGCCTCGGAAGTATTCCCAAAATCAGTGATCAATGGAGGATCAGTAGGAACATTCTCCTCCTGGGTGGTACCCATAGCAGCTGAGTCCATTTTAGGAGTGAAACTACTGGTTGATCTCACAGAAGAAGGACGGGATATAGGGACCGGAGCCACCATAGCATCCTCTTCATTAGCCCTCCGTCTAGCCGCAAGATTCCCAACATCCGGTATTATCTTGTGATTCCTATAATTGAGAGGAATACCAGTAGGTCCACTATAAGAAATGGCGTCTAAATTAGTGGAGGTAGGCATCTGAAATGATAAATTATCACCAGCAGAAGCATAAACCACTACAGTAACATCATTATTAAGACCCACCTGGGTAGCAGGAACTGCAAGTCTATTCAAAATATAAATTGACAAAGAGCCATTCCCACCCATAGTGGGGGGAAAAGTGAATGGACCAGGAGCCAAAGGATCAATTGCACCATAATTGCCCTCGGTGCGAACTGTCGGGTTAGATGCCCAATAGATACTCTGAACAGTATCAAGGGGGAGATAAGGAGTAGATTGCATAAAACCAACCTCAAAGGTAAAATCACGGCCCTCCTCACTCGCAATATCAATGACTCGACTATACTGAAGATTCATCAAATCCTCAGGATAAAGATTAACATTGGAATTACCAAGCAGATCCTTAAGAGGATCATAAACAAGACGGATCCTCCCACGATGAAGATTCGAAGCTATAATCTGAATCCTATACTTAATAGTACCACGCCAGTACCCGAATGGCAATGCAGCATAAGTCATAGGAAGAGGAATAAGAACAGGGGCTCCAACCCTGTCTAAGAGATCAGACCACAGAGGCCTATAATACTGAGGAGTGACCTTAGCCTGCCACATCAAGGTCTCCGCAGGTGATCCAACAGGCCAAGTGAATTTATCCAAAAAGCACTCGCGCTTGGCGATAGCAAGAATGCTATCTGTATCATCATCATCGACACCCGCAGTTGCAGGGTCAGTGTTGAGAGAAGATTCACCAAGCTCCAAACGAGTGGAAATGTCAGTTGGCTTGGCCAAATCACCCAAAAAATTAGGGACATACTCAGTACGCATCTTAGGCTCAAATCGTGATTCAGACGATGTAGCACCCAAAAGGGAGGCAGCATAAGGGTGAGAATACGAAGTAGGAACACTAAGTTTCACATCGCTAGCCCACAGAAACACCTGGATGGTGACAGGATCATCTGCACCATTAGCATGCCTCAATGGTTGAAGGCTAGAACTGTGGATGACCCCCATATGGGTCTCATGACAACCATACGGGCCATACGCCTTTGATGGGGTAGCCCCCCCAACAGCGTTAGGTAACACGTCCTGAGTAGGAACCGGGTAAATAGCACTAGGCTTACCAACCCAATCCCTAAAAGGGATGCGAAACCAGTTCGCACCATAAAAGAAGGGAAAATTCATCTCACCACCCATTGATTGACCAGGATCAATAAAGATCTTTGGCCATTGGGACTGGATGGTAATAGAAGCCTCCTCACTATTATTCAAGGAATAAGCGGTACCCTCTAAATAGCCGACACTATCAAAAGGATTTGTCCCAGCTGGATCGTTAGGATCATACTGAAACCGCTCACCAGGGACGGTCATCAAGGGACGGTAGGAAATAAATCCCCTACCATAATGCATCTGAGACCCATTAACTACAACCTTCATATTCATCTTGCAACGAAGAAGGTAAAAGTTAGAGATTTTCTGTGCAACACTTGGACTATCAAGAAAATGAGCCCAAGGATTGAAGTAGATCTGTGGGAAAGGGTCACCAACCTCCCAAACATGTGTGGCAGCCAAAATTGGTCTCTCTAACCAATTAGCCAAATCCACATCACTACTTCCACCCCAGTCATGAGTGGGGTCTGTGTCGCCTCTAATAGTGGCGACAAATTGCTCTTCGGCATCGTCGAAGGCAAAGGTTTGCTGATATGTGACGTCAGCAATCGTCGTTGTTTTAATTTGTTCTTCTGAGCTATAATACGGAAAATGACTTGCTCTAATATCATAATCTATCACTACATTTTACGATTTTGTAATCGTATCAAGAATGGGACTAACCAACGTAAAAATGGTCAAACATCAAACTGATACAAGGGGTTTTTGACAGCTCAGTGAGCCCGTCGTGCGTCCCCAAGCACAAAGCCCCAATTAAGGGGCAGCCCTAACGGGCAATCCCCCGCTCATACGCGAGGGAGGTGTCGCTCCGTCCAGCGACAAATTCCTGAGCAGCTTTAAAGACCTCAGGATTGTCTTTTCGTACCTTAATTATCTTAGGGCACATTTTCCCATCTCTGCAAAACTTGGCAACATACCAAGATAAAACAACGTTCCAATTGAACAATTCATCGTAGAGCATGCGGGAAAAATCAGTGTCCGGCTTCCACTTGGGACACTGAAAGGCTTTTACGGCAGCCTCAAACCGTTTCATCTTCTCTTTGCCATAAGGAAGCAACTCATAAAGAAGGCAACGGACCTGCGCCAATAAAAGACTATCCGGGGAAATAGACGCCCCAGCATTCTGCTTAGCTAACAACTTGATTAGCGTGGCGGGTTTCTGAGGAGAAGATCCTATGAGGACATAATCCTCAAAACGAGATTCATCCTCAAGACATTCAGCATAAGTCCACGCAGGAATAGTTTGATAACTCAAAGTGTGTTGCAAAAAGACAAGCTCTTTAACTGGCTGGTAAAGAATGGCCTCGGTGGTCTTATTACCAAGAGTTGAAACAATACCCCAACATCCAAGGATCTTGTTATAATGAGTAGAATTAAATGGAGGAACCCCAGCTTTCTCACAACAGCGAGCATACTTCGGAGTGACTCCAGTTTGGCTATCATCACCGTGACCCTTATGGATAATCCACTCACTGATCCTGTCAGGGAGAGGAATGTTAGCAGCCTCAGCATGACGAATAAGAACACAATAAGCCAGAAGTATGTTCATAAAACTATTCATCAAAAGAGTAAGAACAAAACCACTAGGCATGGTCCCAGAAGGTTTAAAAAGAGAGCCCTTATAAAGGAGCTCGAACTCACCCCACCACGTCAAGAGGGCACCACCATAGCTACCAATCTGATCATTATAAGTGCCCTGCTGTTTATGGATCTCCAAGACCAGCTGAACCATAATCAAGAGGGTCTCATAGGTAAGATTAGCTGGCATTATCTTATCCCAAGCATTAACATCAGCATCAAAACACCGGAAAATCTTAGCGTCTTGATCCCAACAGGCTTTAAGAATCTCCATGGTCGATTGTTCAAAGTGGCCACTTGACATATCAAGACCAGCAACCATATCAAACTGAATGGGACACTCAGCAACTAAATACATCAGAGGCATAAAAAAGGTTCTGAAAGCCAAATTCACACCACCAGGTAAGACGCTAACAAGTCTGCTCTTGATTTTCACAGAAAAATCAGGATTAGAATGGAAGAAAGCCCTATAAGAAGCATCATCACCCTGGTCAATCTTGAAAAAATCATGGTCAGGTGATATACCATAAAGGTGCTGGAAAAAAGCATCACTATCATCAGACTTCAAATCAAAATTCTTCAAGCGAGAAGATGTAACCGGATAACACTCATCCTTAGCAAAACACGAAAGGTATTGAAACTGAGGAACACGCCCGGTAGCAAAAGTATAAGCGACACCCTCATTAGCTAACCAAGAGGGTTTGGATCCATCATAAAGGAAAAGCTCATTATCCCCTTTCACAACAACATCAGACTTTTTAGACCCAGTGAGAGGTTTGTGATTAGACCCAAAACTTGTAGTATTGTCAAAGCCAGCAACAATAGTAGAGCCATCAATATCATATATCCCATAATAAGAATCACTAGATGTTGCTCTACAACAACGATCAACATGGGCCCTATCAACCTTCTTAAGTGAACGATTGAGTGAGCGAAGAACTTCGTCCATATAGTACTTCCCAGCCTTCTTTATGATATCATAAGGAATCTGGGAATTAACCATAGTCTTCGCTATCTCAATATCCAAACAAGTAGACGCGACACTAACTGACTCATCCGAAGGAACACCAGGACCAACCATTCCAACTATAATTTCATCACACAATTCGTGCATCTCTGGACCATACCAGGGAACACAACCTAAATGAAACAATGAGGGGACAAAATGCCACTGGCAAGGACCTTGCATGGATGGCAACATGGGCTTCATCCCAGGTCTATGGGGATAAATCCCCTTAACCTGTTTCGCATCATGACAAGGCAAAGAGACAGTGAGACCACCCTTAGAACGTGAAAATTTCCAAAGATCACAATTAATGGAATTAACACAAGAACCCTTAGCACCCGGTTGGAAAAGAGACCAATCACGATTTGCACGCACATTCACATGTGTCTTAACTTGGGCGGCATACAGGTCCTTAGCACCAACAAGAATGTCATCTTCCCTATAAAGAGACACACCATGATCAAGAACCACATCCATACGCGCCGTGAAAGACTTTTGCGTAAAAGGAGACTCAGGACAACCAAGTGTTGGAGAAATACCTGAATAAGCCAAAGTCGATCCAAAAAGCTGAGAATTGGTGGCAGTAATAAATGACTGAGGTATGATCTGATAAAGCTCCTCGTTAGTGTCTATTGGCCCGTGATCAGGGCCAAAAGAACCAACATAAATGCCGATAGCAGGAAACCTACCCCTATCATCGGTAAAAACAACAGGGAGACCACAATCACCCGTAGTCCCAGGTGAGCCAAGATGACTAACAGTTCCTTTAAAAGGTTTTCCACGCAGGATAAGAGGGATATTAGAGTCTTCCGCACCATACTTAATACACTTAGGGCCGTAAAGCATGCAATTTTCGGAAAAATTACTGAACAACTGGTCGGAAGAAACCAAACCAGAATCAGAATTTTTAAAAACACGACCTGCAAGCCTAACCCGCCCCTCTGGGATTTCATTGTAAAAACAACCAATGGCCTTAAAAGGAAGGTCACTAATGTTATGAACAATACGAACAAGATCACCATCACCATCACCAAAACTAATTTGAATCGGAGAGATAGTAGTGGCATGTTCAACCCAAGCTGAAGTATCCGTGCGATAAACACTAACAATGACTTTCATTCTGCCACTAGAATCCCACTGAGGATCACGCACAAAATGAGAACACGTAACAAAAGTTTTCCCACAAATCAAAAGACCATTAATCTTATTACACTTCTTCTTACCGTCCTCTTCGAAATATGCAGCGATCTTACAAACACGAGATGTTTTTACACGATTCTGAACGCCAGCGAGAGCGGCAGTAACATCATCAATACCCATCCCATGAGCCCTAGGACAAACACCCTTCGAAGTATTCAAATTGCTATTATCACGAACAGCAATATCACCATTATCACGAATCCAGTAAGGAACACTTGAAGCATGGCTAGAAGCATCGGTTGCACCACGGGTCTTAAAAGTCTTAGGAACAGGTTCAGGCTTATCTGACCACAGAGAAAGAATCTTATTCAAGATGGCGGCACTACCAACAACTCCACAAAGTGAGGCACCAACCATCAACTTTTGCCTATGCGCTTCAGGAAGCTGAATAAAATAATTCGCCCTCCAAGAATCACGCAAAGACATAAGTGTGGCTTTAATAAGAGGTCTCACCTCATAATCAAAAGGAACACGTTTATAAATCTTACTAAGAGGAATAAAATTCAAATCCTGAGCCAAAACAGGAGGAGCATCCAAAATAGAATTGTGAACGACAGCATACGTCTCCCAATCTTCACACGCTTTTGGACAAACGGATGAATGATAAAAAGACCTACCATAAACAGTCCTATAACAAAAACCAGAACATTCTTGACACTTCCAAGGAGTTCTCCCAACAAAAGAAGGAAAACTCTCCCAATTAATGTCAGTATAAAGATGAGGTACAGACAATTCCCCCGCTCGGTTAGCAATAGTCTCATACTTAATACGAATAGCTTCAGTAGCAGCATGATAGGTAGCAGTCACCTTCTCAAACACTTCCTGCCTATCAACCTTAGGAGTGAACTTAAGAGGGGGCCACCCCATGTTCAAGAAAATGGTGCCAGTAAAGTCAGACATATCAAAATGCTTACATGGATCAATTCCACAATACAAAGGCTTATGAACAGGAACATGAAGGGTTTCAAGACCATCAACCCGAGATACAGGAGACAAATGACGCAGAAAATCAACCATATAATCCTGAAAGGAAAAACCATAAGAAGACAAGAATCTATCAGCGTCATAAGCCTTAAAATCAAAGCCAACCTCCTGAGTGAAAACACCAATATTCTGACGAAGAACATCATTACTCTCAGTAGGCAAACAAAGGTCCAAAGTGCTCATTTGAGGCATGTCCAAAAAACAAT